AACTTCTGTTCGAACGCTGGGGTAGTAATGCTTGGAGTCTTCACTAGATCAAGTTCTCTGCGGATTTCAGCCACTTCGTCTTGTACTGCTCGGACGTCCAATTCCATAGAGTTATCCATGTTATTTTCCTTATCTTGGGTAGTGTCCGAAGGCAACTCGCCTACGGGTTGTTCTTCTCGAACTTCTGCAACAGAAGCCCCAGAAAATGCTGGGAAGTTTACAAGCGAAACTTCTTTTAGTTCGACTAAAGTACGGGTAACTAGGTCACCGTCTCTGGTCTGCTCTAGGGGCATGAAGCCCACAGAAAACTTATTTATTACTCCGTCTTTAAGAAGCGTGTACGCTTCGTCGCCCCTGGCAGTCTTAGATATCGAAGCTGTAATCTCGAAACCCTGCTCGGTGTCTCTACCTGCGGTAACTTTACCGATAGCTTCGCTGTGTTGCCAGAATAGTTTTACGTCTTCTACGGATCTAATTGCACCTGGAGCGAAAGCTTCTCGGTATGAACCAATATCTGCGGTCTGCCCATAAGGTACGGCAATACCTGTTACTTCTCTAGTTTCAGCGTCTAAACGAACTTCGAAACTTCTTACTTCCAATTCGGTCATTGTAAACCTTCCTTAACTCTTACTTCTTCGACAGTCATAAACCCTGCTCTAATAGCGGTCTCCCACATAGAGAAACGGTTAGCCATGTCTGCCCTAAATAAACCTTCGAAATTAAACTCCACTCTGGTACCCCTAGGTAGACACTCGCTTAGAGCGTCCGAGATAGCGTCGGTGTAAGCCATAAGGGTATGGCGGTAGAAGACTTGGTTTTCGTCCTGAAGATTTGTATAAGTGTCGCTAGAACCGTCTACACCTGTAAGAAGTAGTCTCGCTGGAACACCGAATAGACGGGCGATAGCCTGTACTTGCTGGATTTGTACGTCGGTGAACATAGCGTCTTTAGGGTTTAGCTGGACAGTCTGCCATTCGAAACCTTGCCCCAATACTGCGACTTTACGCTCTGCCTGTTTGGTGTGCCATCTCTCGGTAATTTCGTTAGCGTCTTCAGCACCAATAGGCTTATCGGTCTTTAGGATACCTGTCGGAATACCGCTTTGAGAAAACCAAGTAGCAGCGTAGTTACGAAGATCTAGAGCAGCTGCAATATCTTTATTACATGAGTCAATAGGACCCAAGCCACGTAGGTAACCTGCTCTGCTAAATAGTTTTAGGTGTTGTATGTCGGTCTGGGTAGTAAGTACCTTGGTCTGGGCTGTTACCTGGTAGTCGTACCACTTCTGCCCGTTTTCGTCCAGTCTCACAGTAACGGAACTAGCTGGAAGAAGGGTTAGGTTATTTACCTGCCCATTAGACCCGTAGTTCTTCAGCCAGAAAGCGTTACCGTCAAGTGCCAGGGAAGCCACAGTCTGGAATAGGAAGTCTCTCTTAGACTCCAGATAGTTTGGCTTATTAACTAGAACTGGGTTCTCTACTGGAACTTCTAAGCCCGTTGCATAACGATAAGTCTGCATAGGCATTTTAGAAATAGGGGTAGCGATAATCTGTATAGATCTATAAACCGCTGTAAGGCTTAGAGCTTGGTTCTCACCTACGGACCAGTCCGAACGGGTAGGGAAAATTGGAGTTACCGAACGTGTCTCGATATCTCTGCCTAAAATGCGTTGCCATAAGGTCGCCATTACTTGGAAACGTATAGCACACTATTCAGAATGTCAAAATACCTGCAAGTCGTAATCTTGGCGTGTCGAAGCGACATAAAGACTCATAACCGTAGCCATTAGAGCGTCTATGTCCCCTAGGGACTCTTTACGGCTAATAAACCATGACTCTCCAGAGTATTTACCGATACCTTTAGGACTCTGCAACTGGAGTAATGGATCGTTATTATGTTTTACCGTTCCAGCTGCGAACATAGCGTAAACCGTAGAAGAAGCGGCAGAAATTTCTTTCACCCACAAAGCCCAAACTGGTAACCCTTCAGACTTTAGACGCTTCACTAGGCTAGGCATTTGTCTATCGTCGATTACTACGGCTGTAATGTTTCCACGCTCCCAGAGCTGTCTAATTTTGTTGTAGAGTACTTGCTCGGTTGCTCCAGCGAAACCAGCGACTAACTCCGTTTCGAATGTTCCGTCTTCAGTCTTTCGGCTTGCTGCGATACTCGCATACTCCCAGTTCTTAGTACGGTCTACGGCTAAAATAATGTTTTCCATTTTAGTAATACCTTCACCGGACGCTTGGGCGAATAAGTCCGACGGTAGCCATGACTGGGAAGTCCCAGCTATGAACTGGTTTAGACGGTATCTTCTAGCTTCATGCTCTGGGATACTTCTAATGTCGGATAGCACCGTATTTAGATCCAGGCGTTTAGCGTCAATACTTGGGTTTGCCTTCTTTAGAGCGACTGGGTTATCTATCTGGGAACCTTCGGGGGCTTGCCAACAGAAGAAACCGAAACGCTCCAGGTCTTTATCGCCTTGTGCAGCCGAAGTGCCTAATTTGTATAGATCTATTAGAGTTTCGCTCGACTGGTCTCCAGCCGTAGTAATTCCAATTACCATACCGTCTTTACGCTGGGCAGTTCCTAGAACCGCTGCAGACCACATACCCCTTTTGGCTAGGTGCAATTCGTCAAACAGAACTAAGCTACTAGGCACCCCCTGTAGAGCGGCTTCTTTAGCAGCCTTTACGTCATAGCGTCCAGACCCGTCTAAAGTTGTAATTCCACGCTGTTCCGTAGTCTTCTTAAAGCGTTTCTTTAAGTATTCGTTGGACTGGATAGTAAATAGAACTCGACTATAAATAATTCGGGCTTGGTCTGTCGAAGACGCTAGAGAAATTACGTTAGCCCCTTGCTCATGTAGTAGAAGACCATAAACTCCCAATATCGCCCCAAGTAAAGACTTACCATTCTGGCGTCCCATACTTACTACCACTTGACGGTAACGGAGTTGCCCTGGATAAGTAGGGTGAGTACTTGGGTATCGCTCCAACATTCGGGTTAATAGCCATTTCTGCCAGTCGTCAAGTTCTAAGCCTTCGGGTTGCTCCGGGGAAGTCCAAGCCAGTTTTACCAGCTCTATTAGTTTGGGTCCGTCCGATACAAAGTGTGCCGTTAGGGGTCTAGTAAAAATTGCTGGAAGTCTAACCTTCCCTTCTAACTTACTCACCGCTTTAGAAGTGCGTCTAGTGGATCATGTTGGGCAGTATCGCCCAGAGACCGCTTCAGTTCCAGATAAGTTTTACGAAGTTCCGCAGCTGTAGACGTATTTGCTTTGGTATCGAAGTCGCTGGCTAATGCCAAACAGATTTGGGCAAGTATCTTTTGGTCTAGTGATAATTCCAGATTACTTAGCCATGCTTCTAGGGTCTCTCTAACCATTTCTTGCTCCTAATTCTGAATAATTTAGCCCGTCGGTAAAAATGCCCAAACTTGCGTGGGGTGAAACGCTAACCATAGAAAAAACCCTATCACCCGTTTATAGGGCAATAGGGCTTATTCTTTGGGGTTTAGTTACTGCCACTTCTCGGATACGAAGGTAACTCTTTCCAGGATCGTATCGGACTTGTATCCATTACAGCGACGGCACATACTCTGTAGGTTGCTTATGTCATGGTTAGGGGGGTCACTAGGTATCATGTGGTCGATAGTCCAGTCGTTACCTTCTAAGTCCTTGCCACAGCGAGAGCAGATAGGTTCTAGTACGGTCTTAGCGTATGCTCTAGCCTTCCGCCATTCAGGGGAGTTATGCCATTCAGCCATAGTAATTATCCGAACACGCTGGAAAGCAAGGGGGTTCTATGGGTTGGCATACCTGGCAGTCTTCTACCTGGCACTCTTCACACTTCTCCGACATTGGTATCCCTAAGCACTCTCTTTAGGAAGACTATCATTTCAGTAGGCTTCAGCTCATACCATGCAGCGTTAGTCTCTAATGCTCTAATTAGATCTTGTCTAACATGGGCTTTAATGTCGTAGTCGAATGAACACTCCATAGAGTTACATGAACACCGGAGTACAGCTTTACAGACAGAACATGTCCAAGTATCAGCCATTGGCTTTTACCTTTGCTTCCCATTCTTTAGCCAATACCATTTTGTAGACTTCGATTACGTTTATGGCTGCCTGTACACCTTCGTTAAACGCTATGTCTTTGGCTGTGTCTTCTGGTCTCTTTGTGGTGTGGAGTGTGGCTAGGACGCTGTGGAGTGTTAGGTTACTGCCTACGCTTGCCATAGCTTGTAGTCCTTGTAGTTCGCTCATTAGTTATCTTCCTTTACTAGTAGGGCTAGAACTTCAGTTTTCTTTAGTCTTAGCAGTTTGGTTCCCAGTCGATAGACGGGTAATTCCCCAGATTTGATTAGGTTTCTAACGGTGTTTACGTGTATACCTAGGATTTCTGCAGCTTCTCTAAGTTTGATTAGATCATTCATGTTTATTGCTCCTTGATTTCGATTAGTTTGGTTATTGTTCTTGCAGCTTGGTCTAAAGCGTCCCAGTATCCAGCGTCGTAATCGTCTTCTCTGTCCGTTGATCTTAGGTCGTTTAGAGCTGTGATTACTTCGCCTACTAGTTGGGCTTTAGCGTTAATGCGGTTCTGTCGTACCAGGTCTGCTAGAAGTTGCCTAGTCATTACTAAGGGTTCTTCTATGCGTTCACACATACATTTAGTCATAGCTAACGCCCTTCGCAGTTGATTAGGTTCTGGGTTTCGGTTGCGGTATTGCTCCAACACTTCTTCGGCTCCGTTAATAGAGTCCAGGTAATGCCGATTATGATACCGACGGCTAGAACTATGTTCATTAGGAATATTGCCCATTCGCTTTTAGTTAGTTTCGCCATTGGTTTTGCCCTTCGAACTAAGTAAGTCGATTATTTTTTCTAGGTTTGCACGTCCACTAGATCCTTTACGGTGTAGTTCTAGCTCTGTCTTTATGATTTCGATTACTCGACGGGCTTCAGCTTCACGCCCCAACATAAACGCTTGGTTAGCGATAATGGCTGCTTTTTCTGCAACTTGTTTAGCCTGTTCTTTGGATAGTTCATTAGTCATTAGAGACCTTCCTAACTCTGGTAATAATTCCAGTTGGACGTTTGTTTAGTTTCGCTATGCGACGTAGTGCAGCTTTACGCTTATGGGTTGGAAATTGGATCCTGGAGTTATTGCTCATTTTTCTAAACTTTCCCAGATACGAACTTGACGTCCGTTGCTGTTTTTCTCGACTCCGATTACTTTTACTAAGCCCTTTAGGTATAGGTCATTTCTCCTGGTACGGATACCAGAGTCTGAGCTTCTTGGGGCTAACCCTAGGGCTACGTTTGCTTTGTATGCTTCGACTAATTGTTCGTCGTTCATTGGGATAAATAGCAGTTTGTGTATTGCTGTTTCGATAGCCGATAGACGGAAGTGGTCTAAGCTTGCAGCTGCTAAATGGGACTCTAACGGGTCTGTAGTTCTTGCCTGTGGCATTATCTTCTACCCCCCTTTAGGTCTTTAGTAATCTGGTAAGCCCAGAGTGCAACCATTACTACGGTTAGGGGTAAACCTATTTCTGGTTTGGTTTGGTTCCAGTCTGCTAGCTGGATTATGCCTAGGGTTACGAATACGCCCCCAAGTATGTACTTTGTCATTTTGCTCCTTATTTGTTGGTACCTAGGTGTCTAGGTAGTTACATTAAAGCACCTAACAGACTATTTAGGCAATACTCGACACGCCACGTTATTTATTTGTTATCTTCAGCGTCTAATGGGTCGTAAATGGCTTGGAAGCCTAGGGCTATGTCTGTATTGCTAATTGTGGAACTGTCTCTAGTTGGTCTTCCAGGGGGATTATGTTTATGAGTTCTTCGCCAATTCTTGATTAGCTCTATAGCGTCTCTGTCGTCGGTTTCGAACTCTGCTCCACAGCTGCAAACTTCCCTAATCATGCAAAGCGACTACTTCTATTTCTACTCCTGGTTGCTCTTTCTCGGTTGCAAAGATTTTGTAGGCGATTAGCGTTACTATCTGTGCGTCATTCGAGAGCAGTCCAGAGATTTCTAGGCAGTCTCCAACGGATCTACATAATTTGTCTGTGTCGGGTGCCATGTTGGGATAAAGCCGTTTATTGCTCTTAGCTGGCTTCATGAAGAAGGTCATAGTTACCGCTACCGGTCCTAAGAACTGCTTGCAGTTGGTCTCTAGCATTGTTGCTTTAATCGCCATAATACAAGTCTCTCTCCAGGCTGGAAGATACTTGCTCGACTCATAAAGATAAGCTCTGCCGTTGATCACTGAAGCGTTCTTAGAACCCTGTGGCTTAGGGTCACCATAAACCCGAATAATCATTTTAGAACGGTGGTTCCTGGGTGATTTCAGTTACTAGTTTAGGTGGTAGTGGAACTGCTCTCTGGAGAACTGTGTAACGGGCTTCGTTTAGGTAGTGGTCTACTGTCTCGATTTCTGGACCGTTTTCGTCTTTCTTGTAAGTTCCACGCTTAGTACCTAGCTTGCCTACGAACTCCACTAGATCACCCTTTACGAGTTCCGAAGGAAACTCTAGCCAGATAGTCCATTGACGTTTACCTGTAAAAGTGTTGCCCTTGCTGTCTTTAGCGTCGTAGGTTTCCCAACCATAAATGACTCTTCCACGCCATTCTCCATTTTGGGAGACGTTTGTAACTACGAACTGGACCTTTACTTCTGCCATGTTATCCACAGCCCTTTCTAATAAATTTCTATTGTTTTTATATTGTTTTTCTATATTTGTTTATTAAGTGACATGAGTGTCACCTATTGCCTTGCTAAATGTCACCTACTACTGCTCCAGATGTCACCTATTTACGCCCTGTATGTCACGTGTGTCGAAGTTATCCACAGCCCTAAACTTGGGGACTATTTCATCTATCGAACGGTGCCAGGGAGATTTATCGCAGTCATGGGGGCAGTCCAACATAACCCAATATCGGTTAGTCTTTGGACCCCCGTAACTCTTTCCGTTATGTCTGTCTACGTCCAGTTCCCCAGATAGTTCCAGAGCTTGGATAGATCGCATAACTTGACGGGTAGAAACTCCAGCGTATGCAGCTAAACGCTCCATGCCACACCAAGCCCCTTCACCCCAAGTGTCCGACATATGCCAGGCAATACCCAGCAATACAAGTTTGTTAGTGCCAGTAGCGGTGGAATGATTTAGTACAAGTGAAACTTGACTCGCAGACATTTTGCTCCTTCTTTGTAATTGGTGTATAGATACTATACGGGCTTTGTTGGTAGCCCCACGCTCCTTAGAGCGTCGCCCTAGGCTAACTAGCTCCAGTTGGTCTAGGGCATTTTACTTTTTAAGACCTTTGGCTAACTCTTCGATTTGTTTCAGCAACTCTGGAGAAACCCCCCTAGTAGCCTTAGCCCGCTTATAAACGCCCCGTAGGGCTTCTATGTCCCCTTTTTCGTATTCTAGGTGGGCTTGGGCGATAAAGTCTTCTACGGGGCTTACAGGGCCTTTTACGGGATTACGGTTTAGGACTTCTTCTCTGGAAGCAATACGCTTAGAGTCTGCAGCAAGAACAGCCAGGACGGCTCTGCCCCAGGCGGACGTTTCTGCATTCATTACTTCAGAGTCACGCTTAAAACTAGAAGTACCTGGTACTGGTTCCCACGCTGTTCCATGCCCTGGAGTTAGATCATCTGGAGACCTGTAAGCAGCTGCGGTATAAACTACCCATGACTTACCTGCGAATTCGATAAATTGTAAGCTGTGTTGCTGTAAAGACCCCTGTGGGTATTTCTGTGCGAAAATGCGTAAACGCTCTGCAACATCTACGTAATCGTCCATTGAGAAAGCCATAATCTTAACCCTTCTTTAGTACTAGATACGGTGAACCAGACCCCTTAGTCTGGAGTGTTACTACCTTGTTACCTTCATAAGTCCCAACCCGAATACCGTCCATAAATGCCAATACTTTAGATTTCATTAGGGTTAGGTCTAGTTCCGCTTTGTCGAAGATTTCTTTAGCGGTCTGCAACTGGGGGTAAAGTTCCCCTAGGTCTATGTCCCCGTCGGTAATCTCTGGAGATAAATACCTAACAGTCTCATAAGTACTCTGTGAACCGTCCCAGTCTGGGGCTATACCAGTTTCGATACGGTCTAAGAAGTCCAATGCTCTAGCTTCTAATTCGGCTGCATACTCTGGGTCGTAATCGACTTCATGTTCTACCAGATCACCATTAGCAACGGCAACTAAAATACCTTTCTTCAGTCCTAAGACATGGAGATACCACATAACCTGGTCTTTATAGTGTGGCGGTAATTCATTCATAGGGTTACGAGAAAACTTGATTTCTAGAAGACCTAAAGAACCGTCTACCCACTTAATGAAAGCGTCGGGGTTAGCCCTAAATGCTTGGTTCTTAGTAGACTGCCACGTCCCCGTATTGTGGGCTGTAAGCCAGTCGGAGTTTTCTTTTACCCATAGATCCTGGATAGGTTTCTCGAAAGCCGAACCAAGTCGCATAGCTAGGCTAGGACCTGTGGACTCTCTAGGTAGTTCCCCTAAGTATTCGTAGTATGCGGTGTATGCAGACCGCCAAGGGTTATGCCCCATAAGTGAACCGATTAGGGAACCTGCGACGCCTTTACGGGCTTCGTGCCATTCGGTGGAGTCGTGTTCGAAGTAGCCCAGCAATTTTGCCGAACCTAACTTCTCTATTTGTTGGTCAATAGAGTTCATAGTTAAACCCTAGTGGATTACTCCGACTTTTCGCCTAGCGTGTCTTTAGGGTTTAGCAGCCTAATTAGGACTGGGATAAATGAGATCCAAACAGTATTAGCTACGATTAGCCAGTCTTCAGAAGTGAAGAACAGCGGTAACTTACCTACTGCGAAAATTGCAGTAATGGTAGTTGCTAACAGACTGCGGAGATAACTTGCCAAAATTGCGTTCATTATTTGCCTACTTTCGGTAACCATTTTAGGGGGTCTTCTACTGGCATACTTGCTAGGTTTTCGGTGATACCAGCCATTAAGTGTAAGTGTGGTCCAGAGCTTGCCCCAGAGTTTCCAGAGTGTCCGATAATGTCGCCCTGTTTCACTACCTGCCCGACTTTTACTTCGGTTTTATCCAGGTGACAGTAAGCGAAAATACGGGTTATCCAGCGTCCATCGAAGACCACTAGCGTCCTAAGTTCTACCACGTGTCCTAGAGATTTGGTTTCGTAGACTCTAACGATAGTTCCACGCCCGACAGCCTTCAGCGGTGTACCCTTTGGGACGGCATAATCTAAGCCCCTATGTGGACCTAAGCCCATAGCTTTACGCTGTTCGGAGTGAGTGCCAAAATGGTCGCCAATAAACTTAGGGCTAACTGGGTGGATTAGAGACATTAGAAACCTATCGTTATGTACGGAACAGTAGAAGCGGCTATAGGGGAACTAAGGGAAGTAGGCAAGGAACTAGAAGAATAATAGAAACCTACGTTATTAGTAATAGAACTGCTTGGAGAAGTTACCGTATTTACTGGTAAGTTTTCATCGTTAAAGTTGTAGGTAGCAGTTAGAAAGCCGCCTGTAGAGCCTGTAACCTGTAGAGCTACTAACCAATAAAGACCTGGAGTTAAAGACTGGGAAATAGTGATCGCCTTCCAGCCAGTCGAGTTTACCGCTACAGTTCCAGCGTCTAATAAACGTGTTCCGGGCTGGTCGCTAGTTGAGTTATTGGAATAAATACCAAGCCTAACTAATGCTCCAGAAGCTCCAGCAATTTCTACGTTTACGGCTAGGCGTGTAGCGGTGGCAGTTGTGCCAATTAGAAACGGAACCGCATAAATACGGTTAGCGATCATACCTAACTGGGGAGAATTGTAGATATCGTAAATTAGTTTCGAATAGTAGAAACCGCTAACTGGTTTTACGCCCGGAGAAGTACCACCGCCAGAACCGTCCGCACCCCTTGGAATAGTGAAGTTTAATATAGCTGCGGTAGACGTTCCAGAGTTTGTTACCGTAGCGTTAGTTCCAGCTGCTCCCGTAGTAGTAGTTCCAACCGTTACAGTAGCCGCAGTTCCATTAGTTCCGTTAGTTCCATTTGTTCCGTTAGTTCCAGCTGGTCCTTGTATTCCCTGTATACCTTGTGCACCTTGTGGACCTGTTAAACCTGTAGGACCTTGTGGACCAGTTGCTCCCGTTGCTCCATTTGGACCCTGTGGACCTTGTGGACCTGTAGAACCTGTTGGACCTGCTGGACCCTGTGGACCTGTTGGACCTGTGTTACCTACTGCAACCAGAATGAGTAAGACAGCGTGGCTATTAGGAAAGTTTGTAGTTCCAGTTCCAGCCGAAGCAATTAGGGTTACTGGATAGTTGTCCCAAGTCGAGTTATAGGTCGGGGTCCCCGTTACTTCCCACTTCTGGTAATTAGCCGAATTATTTTTATCTTGGATTATTAGAATGTCGCCCTGGTTAATTAGATCTAAAAATACGCTGTCATCTTGGTTGTCTGCGTCGATATGGTTTACCCGTAGAGCTGTGGAATTTATTTGAGTTGAGTTATTCCAGCCCAGCTGGTTTGTTGTCGGGTCTCCAGAAGTGGTATTAGTTCTAGTCGAATAATGGTAATGAGTAGCCGAACCGCCAGAAGCACCGGTAGCCCCAGTATCACCCTTTACACCCTGTGGACCCTGCGGTCCAGTTGCACCAGTAGCACCCGTAGCACCAGTAGCACCAGTAG